ATTCGCATCAGACAACATCACGCGGTTTGCGTCATTTTCTTTTGCTGAATAGTCCATTGCATAGCGCGCTTGCGCGTCACTCAATTTTGCAGACTCTAACCAATGATTGGCCGCCAACTCAGAAAAGTTTTCAATTTTCCCGAGAAATTCTAAATTCTGAGAGCCGCCCAAATTAATAACATCTTGAACAACGCCAAGCGTTTTACTCACACCGTCATAAATTAAATTTGCCGAATCATTCAGCGATTTTGAAGACGCTGAAATTCCATCCGACGCCAACGATGAAGCCGTGGACAGGCTTTTTTCAGTCATACCCAACGCGGCACCTATGGCGCCATAATCGGACATCACAACACTAGAACCCGACGAGCCCGCCAGATTTAAAGCAATGCCGTTATCCTGCGCCGCCGTTTTATTATCAATTTGATAATCGTTATTGGTGGTTGAGGATTTTGAATTTGAAAACAGGCCCATTTTTTTATCTCTTCTTAATAACCGCGAGAACAACGATCAACGCAAAGCCTAAATAAATGAATGACTCATAGCCCTGAGAGCTACCGCCAAAATTTATACCGCTCATTGTTTTTGCGCCGCCGAAAAAATCGCCCGCGCCGCTCTCAGCGCTAGAAGTTGCCGACATACTAGGAATACCTCCACCACCACCGCCGCCACCGCCGCCAGTCGCACCTTGAAACAAGGTTAATGCCGTTATGGGATCCATTACTTAACCGCCAGCCAGACGGCAAACGCGAGCGCAGCGCCAATAATCAAATTATTAGTGCTTAACACCAAACCCTGTGATCTTTGAGCCAGAGCAGCATTTGACGCAGCGGTGTTACCTGCAGCGCCAAACCCCGTTAAATTATTCACATCGCTATTCGCCAGCGCGTTATATGAATATTGATTGAAGGCCCCGACTTGCGCACGCTCCGCTTGACGGTCTTGAACATAAAGCCCCGCCAAATTTGCGAACATGTCCCACACGCCGTTTACAGGCTGAACCGACGAACTTATAGTTGGTACGTCCATAAAATTAACTCTAAAAAATTAAGAGAAAGACGGCATTAAATGCCGTCGATACCGTCGATATATTCCACCACAACGGTCAACTGGCCGGACGTATCAAGCGTTGGATTTACACGCATATCAACGAGCTGAGACGTAGGCATAGGCCCCGCCAAATCACCCGTCAAATTAAAATCAATGTGCGTATATTTTGCCGTTTGCGGAACACGCAGGTTTTGTTTTTGCAGCACTTCAAGCAACGATTTATCAGACTCGATAATCTTTGCAGGGCCAGTGCCGTTATTAATTTCAAACTCAACACGCGACACATCCGCTTTTTTCAGATGCACGGCAGTAATGCGCGCACCGCGCGGAATATTGTCAACCTGTTGTTTTCCCGACGTAGCAAACGCCAGCGGATATTCACGCACCTTGGTAACCAACCCCATCACCTGTGGCGCACGCTGCACCGCGTAGGCCTTAATAACAGGGCCAACAACTGCAGGATCGAGCTTAAATTCGATGGTAGAAGAACTTAACCCCACGGTGCCAAAGCTGGTCAGCATTCGCACATCCTCCTTAACTTCAGGACGATAAAACCAATGGGTAAACGTACCTGCAGCCTGTGGGCGAGTATAGAATTTGTTTTGATCCTCTAGCACATCGGCACTAGCAACATCGGTGATCGTTTTCGAACCAACTTTCCATTTATAGTTGGTCATTTGTGCAGCGGTGACATTAGTCAACACGAAAATCACTTCGTCGTATGTCATGCCAATGGGAAGATTCAAAACGCAGGTCGCGCCTGCTGCTACGTTTTGAATCGTGGGCAACTCAATTAAGTTACGCATTTAATAAAATCCTAGGGCGCCTCACGGCGAGCCAATCAAAAGTTAGGGCGCCTCACGGCGAGCCAGTTTTGCCGCTCAATTACTTGAGAGGATTACGGGTTGCAGGTACAAATTTATTAATCGCCATGATAGCCAACAGTGTTAGACCAACGATCTTTAAATTTGAAGTGCTCAAAATTCCGTTCATGTTTTTTACCATTTAAAGTGTATGTGAAAAAAATCCCTTGCGGGTTGTCGTGTAATTGATAGCGCCTAAAGCCCAATAATAAAAGCGGTATTTTTTGCCATGACCTATAGGTCAAAAATTATTTGGAATGTAATTCATTTTTACGAACTCAGGCGCCCCGCCATTCAATTTAGGATCAAGCCGCCAGAATTCCAGCTGCTGCAATTCCTCTATAGGCCCATCGACTTTAAACCCCAAAAGCTTTGCACACTTGCGCACGTTGTCGCCGCGCTGCTGGCCTATATAAAAAATCTCGGTTTGATCATAGAACGTTTTTGATATCTCTTGCGGCTTTTGCGCCACACCATGAAAGCGCATACCGAACTTGCGACCCTGATTTAACAACCTTGCAGCATTGGGCGAAGCTTTCGCAACAGAGCTACACACCGCGCTTAATTCTTCAACAATCACAAAGGTTTCATGGTCGCCATCTAGCGCCGCCCATACCACCTTGCACCACCACTCAAAATCAGCAAGCGAGCCATCACCACCCGAAAACGCCAACCTGAATGGCTTGCCACTTGCCAGCGCGGCCTTTAGCTGATTGGCATAGGTGACCTTACTGTCTATATGGTGCGCGTAGTGGTCGTGTGACAAATCCCAGAGCAGGACACGAGCGCCCCGCTTTGGTATTTCCGCGTTTTGCTTTAGCGCCTGTGATTTACCCGAGCCACTACGGCCCAAGTAGAGCGCGTTTCTATTCGGCCATTTTGTATTTTGATTAATCGCCATCTTGTACCGCCTCAGACTCAGTCGCCGCACCTGCCGGCATTAATTCAACAACCAAACGAGGCACCGCAATTGCACCTACAACAGCGGCCAGCGCGTACAGAGGATTATTAAGATCGAATGAAACGTATTTTTCAGCAACGCGGGCTGTAGCCGCGTGCAACTCGCCCTGCTCTTTTTCAGTTATCACCCAATGAGCACCGCGCTTTTGAGCTAGCACAGTACAAACCATTGACACGCCCATGACGATATAGCCCGCCAACTGAGAAGCCGCCGCCGTTGGCGGCTGAACTGGCACCGCTTTTTTGGTTTGATCTGGCACAAATTCATCTGTCACCGCTTCGGCCTCAAGGCCGCTTAATTCTCTTTCCTGCACCTTATCCATCACGCAACCTCCTGCGTAAGGTAAGCGAGCAAACCGCGCCTAGGCGCAACAGCCACAGGCTCAGCTATAGGCCCAGACTCAACCTCAACAGCTACAGGCTCAGCTATAGGCTCAGGTTCGGACCCAACAGCCACAGGCTCAGCTACAGGCACAGGCTCAGCTATAGGCCGGACAGGCTCAGCCGCTTGGCCTATAGGCCTAATATTTTCATTTATGAATTTTTGGCCGCTTTGGCCTATACACTGGATCGTGCCGCACAACATCACCGACCCATTCACTTGTGAATAACAGCGATAATACAAACGGCCCCGCTTGGTGCCCGTTTGTTGCTCGTGGACGGTGGCAGATTCATTACCACAAATTGGACAGGTGATTAGCCCTACATATTTTGATTGCGCCATCTGAGTGTCTCCCGACAAGTCTAGGCAAAAATTAAACGCTACTTTCTAGCGCCTCTAAATCGCATACAAGCTGATTAAGCTGTTTGCAAAATTGCTCCGCACTTTTCACATGCGCCGGATACATTGCGCGCGCCATCGCCGGAACTTTCTGTAGATTCCCCCGCGCTACCCGCTCCAATTCCCGCGCCTGCTCCAACACTTTCGACTGACTCACTTTCGACCACCTCCAATTCTTCACCATATAAAAATCGATCAACGCCACAAATACGAACAGTGTAAATTTGCGACTCTCTATTGACGGAAGTTACAACCCCAACCGTACCAGCCGGAATTTCCATCACATCAGCGACTAACTTCACCTTTTGCCCAACATCAGCTTTTTGCCAAATTTGCATACCCATAAACCAACTCCGTACAGTTATTGACACAAGTCCAAGGCAATCGCTACGCGATTGAACCAAGACCATCACCGCGCATCAGGTCTAGTAAATCATCTTCTGATAGATCACTCACCGGAAACGCTTTAACAACGGCCTTAACAGCCGCACCCACACGCTGGATAGTCCAGCTATAAAAGCGGCTCAAATAGTGCTTACCCGCTTCTACATCAAAAAGCCCAAACAATTTGCCCGGGCTTTTTTCTCCATACTGATTTTCGTCACTGGTAATAATTTCACCCGTCGACGCGTTTACCTCTTGCCAATACGCCGCCTGAATCGGCGCGGCATCACGCGAAACGAAGGGGGAGCCATTGCCCTGTAAAAGACAATAAGCCGCCCAATCACCCGAATCCGCGAACGCCCTAGCCTCTTCAGTAATACCCTCGGCAGAATCCAATCTGCGCAACTCGCGCCAGACCGTGACAGAACCACCGCCAATTTGCTGAAATTGACGAATACCCCATGCACTCGCCCATGCACAAATCCTCTCCGCAGCCGTGACCCCAGAGTTACCCAATAAGTCAGCATCAATATGGCTCCCATCAATCGACTTGCAGATATATTTTGCAATGTAACCCGCTGCACTGCCTTTAGATTTATCAATCAAAACAATTTTTAAACGATACTCATCCGCGCCCTTTTCTTGCGAGTCAGTGCGCAGTGAATATTCTTTAAAAATTGATTTAACTTTTTGAATTTCGTCAGGCGAAAAAAATAATAATTGGTGCCAGTGCGGGCAACCATCAGAATGTGGCTCGACTACGCGAAAGCCAAACGTTCCAATGTTTTCACGCGCAAATTCAGCGCGGATTAATTGCCATGTTTTATTAAGCCAGTCTTGAGCATCCCTAGGCGTCCCGCCCTCATAATTTGGATTCTCAACAACGCGAACCAATCGGCCACGCGCATTTTTAATTTGGCGCATGGGGTGAAAGCGTGAAGGCGCCGACAGGGTAATAAATAAACCAGTCATTCCGAAAAAATCAGCCAATTCTTCAAAGCCGCGCATTCTCACCATTAACTCATGACGGCGGTTTGTTGGATTGCTCACAGACAAATCACTAAGCTCTGCAAGGGTGTAGGCTTGCCCCTCTTGATTGATCGCTTCGAACCCTTCCAGAGTCGCACGATTGCGGCGCACTTGAGCGCGGCGCAATTTCACAGCCTCATTACTGACATAAGGCTGAGCTTTTGCGTGAACCATTTTAAAAGCCCGAGCCAATTGATCTATCGCCCGCACTTTTGCAACACGCGCTTGACGCAACCACCAACGGTTATTACACGCACGCATCACATCAGAAAAATCACCAAAGAAAAAATCCTTTTGCGTATAGGACGGCATTTGAAAACCGTAGGATTCAACAAGGCACTCAATCTTGAAAAGCCAATTTTCATCGCCTTCAAATTCTTCACATTTTTTAGCCTTTGCATCAGCCCACGCACGCAATGAATCATCATCCCAACTTAGCCGCAAATCACCCCGCGTTAAACCTTCCGACACACTCAACAGCGCGCGATTAGCTTCAATGCGCGCTAATTGCTCACGCGTCTCAATAGACGCAGACACACGCCCCAGAACGCGGCCCATCAAATCCTTTTTTACTTGCTTAGGTCGAGAGCGGTAAAACTCTTGTTTAGCAACTGAATTGCGGACAGACGCGAAAAACGGCAACGAATCAAGGTGACGCCATGCAATCACGTCATTGAATTTCTTTTGGTCTTGTTGGTAGCTAGCAGTGCGGCGAGTCATACCACCACCAACTCAGTCACAATACGACTAGCCACAAAACAAATACTCATACGCCGCACATCCCGTCGCACTCATCCATAAAACTCAACTGCCCACGATCAGACGGAGAACGCAAATCAACATCGCGCAACGGAATTCTAGACGCATGTATAAACTGCTGATTATTCATTCCCCTAGCAATACGCACAGCATCATCAAACAAGTACGCCTCCTCACGCTCCGCGTCTGTTAGCGCCTGATATTCACCATCAGAGTGATACGGACACGCAATGCACGACGACTTAACCAGCTTTCTATCAGGATACTTTCTTGAAAACCAAGACTGACAATCACCCCTAGTCATCCTCAACTCAACCAACGGCCAACGGTGAGTAATCCATTTTTGTTGTGCAGCCTTCATTCTCTGCATTTCATCTAGAGATATACCAATCCACTGTTCAACACTAACACCCTTTGCGCGCTCTCCTTTTTCCAGCCCGACCAATTCTCTAACTTTCTTAATAATTGGCTGAATTTTATATTCATTAGTGCATTGACGACGAGCCATCCCACCGTTTGAGAGAAAAAACGGCATAGACGCATAACGCCCATCAACCACACCACCAACAATATCATCACGAATATTACCAGCACTCACACGATACACAGGAAAGCTCAGCACAGATTCAAGCCATTCCAAATGCTCATATATAGCCACAGGCTCGAACCCAGTGTCTGAAAAAATAGCAGCGTCAGGCTTTTCAATTTCACCGTGCTCTGCTAATAGCGCCAACACTGACGACTGCACACCAGCACCCAATGACAAAATTTTCATACCACCACCAACTCAGTAACAATAAAATTACCCGCGACGTTAACCATCTTCACAGCATTACCACGCGACAAAATAGCATCAACCAAAATCAACGCTTTAGGCTTGCAATCAGCGGTGAAGATATTTTTTGTTCTAACACTGGCGTTACGACTAGCCACAAAACCAATGCAACGGCGCAACACACCCGCTCTTTTTTCATTAGACTTTCCCATGGATTAACCCACTTATAAATTTAAGTTGATCACGAACAGTAGACAGGCTTTTTTTCATTGCCTCGGAATACTCGCCCACCTCGACAGGATTCCCATTGCCTACAATTTGGTTCATCAGAAAAAAAGACAAATGCTCAGCAGTGCGCGCCTCTTGGACTAACACAGTTACAGCTAAAAAAATATTGCGCGCGGCCTCCTCATTAATCTGGTCGCCCGCCATCAGCGCGGCAATCGCGGCTTTGCTTTGTTGAGTTGGATTTAATTGAGTATTCATGCTGCAGCCCTCAACATCAACGCGACAAATACAAATATCATAAGAGCCAACGAAAAAACCAAAAGACAAAGCAGCCCCAACAAAACACGATTCTCAAATTTTTCTTTATTCATGCTGCAGCCCTCAACTTATTGAGCGCTGAAAAAATGCGGCTACGGTGATATTTTTTTGAAGCAGGATTTTTTAACTTATTGGAGATCGACAGAGCGCGCTTTGCTGCAGCCATTTTTTTGAGGCGCTGGCGCTCTTTAAATTCTACCAAGTGATAAACACGCAAACGCTCAAGCGCTATTCTTCGCTCACGAAAAACCGCCTCACACAATGCATTAGCGCGTTCAGGTGCTGTAAACATAAAATTATTCATAGTCGCCCCGTCAGTTGACTAGTTTTAGTTGCTCGCCAGAAAGGGGCGACCTTGGTAATGGAGTTAGAACCCAAGGCCGCCATGTCTGACGAGGACAGGACAAATATATCCATTGACCAATGGATATTCCACTAGCCAATACACTACTTAAGGTATTGACAAATGGACTACAATAGGAAATCAAGAACTAAACGTTCTATAGAGGGGACTTACTAAATGGTCACAACAATCAACCTACTCGACCTCTTAAAAGAGAAGCTAGGCAGCGATTACAAGACAGCCAAGGCACTAGAAATCACGCCAAAGCGAGTATCAAACCTTAGGCACTCAGGTGGCGTGCTCACAGACGCACAAGGCCTGCAGGCCGCAGAAATACTAGATTTTCCCGCCGAAACCATCATCTTAAGCCTTGCAGCAGAGCGCGCACTTAATAGCCCCGCTTTCGGAATACTCAAAGGCGTAGCAGACGCTTACGACCACCGCAAAATAGCCAGTTTTGCCGCCCTGCTCATTTGCACAGCAATATCCACTCTGGCGCCAATTTCGCAAACCTTACAGCTAGTGTAATGCGACACTTTGTCGATAAAAAAAGCCCGCTAACTCATTGAATTAGCGGGCTTTTTTCTACTTTAATCAATTTAAAGGTCTATACATTATGCGCAATTCAGGAAGGCCCACAAAAGCGCGTACTATGCACAGCAGCACCACAACAGCCCACTTACAGTGCACTTTTACGGCTGGCCCTATAATAGCAAGCCTCAAGGCGTATAGAGCAATATAGAAGCCAAGTTTTACGGGCTTATGAATCGCTGCTGGTAAATCGGCTCGCTTCGCTCGGCGATTTACTGGCGCAGTGATTCGGCTTGACGCCGATTTACTTGAGCATAACTATTTTCAAGTTGCCACGGTCTAGCAATATATTCAAGGCCAGCTTTAAAAAGTCTAATACCTGAGTCTCTATTTTCAACCTGCCAACCCAGATCGCGCAAGGAATCGTAATCATAAACGGCATACAGTCGATTATAGCTGTCCATAACCTCGATACGAAAAAAAAGCTTGTCGCCTGCATACACAAGAGCAGCCAGACGCAGGCGTCCCTTACGCGCTTCCTTGTCGAAAATATCAATAGATGGGCGCTCAGGTGGCGGCTCAGGCTTCTGGGCACTAGAGGACTGTTTAAGCTTTTGGTGCTTTACGGGTAACGTTTCGGCAACCTTTTGCGGTGTTGCTGCCTGTACGGTTTGGGCGATTTCTTTAGGCTCGAAAAACGCAACAGTGCGCGTAATCCCAAAATAAGCCAGCGCAATAAATGCGACAACGGCGAGCTGTAAATTTTTATTTTTAAGAATATTAGCGCGGTCATCTTTGTAGAGAGTTTTGTTTTTTGTGCCCTGAGTATGGGAAAGATAAAGCCCAAAGTATTGCTTGTCATATTTACGAATCCCGCTAGTGACTTTCTTGAATTTCTCAGGACTGGTGGCTTCGAGGCACTCCCAACGGTAAGACGATTCAGCACCAACCGCGGATAATTTATTGAAGGTAATTAGGCGCTGAATACGGCGGCGCCAAATAGGGTGAACGTCTCGCCTATCCTGCCCCATTAAAACAATATCTAAGCCCTCATGGCGATGACTGGCAATGTACTTGGACCATTCCGGCGAAAGCGGCTGGCGCTTAGTCGGGTGTATGTCTTGAACTTCATCAATGACAACCAAGGAATCCTTTTTTGTTTTTTCTAAGATATCAGCTTTTACCAGCTCTAAACGTTGTTCTTCGTCGTCACATTCTGAGTTTGAAATACAGATAAGTTGTCGCTGAACAATGGGCAAAGGTATGCCCGTGAGTTCAGCAAATTTTTTATGGTTAATGCCGTTGATGTTGGTAAGAACATCACGGCCAGCCATTAGCGCAGGGACAATATGCATAACACAGGCCTCGTAACTTTTGCCGGAGCCTGGCAAGCCTTCATGAAATACGATCATTACCAAATACCCAAGGTTAATACTCGACGAAGGAAATAAAAAACATACGCAGAACCGACAATAGGCATGGCAATACCCAAGCCGGATTGGGACAAAAACCATAAAATATCGGGATGAATATAATCAACGATACGCGTGCCAACGATGAAATCGGGAAGCGGCAAAGCATTAATAAGGCCTAGAATTGCCTGTAAAAATAAGTCGAACATTTGTTGAGGAATCCACAACAACACCTCAATAAGCCAGTCTTTAAAACCTATAAAATATTCACGTAACCATTCCATTTTTATTGACCTCTAGGTAAAGGAAATACGGGCGGCCATAAGCGACGCAACCGCGATCAAAATGCCTGAAATAAGCGCCCACGGAATATTAGGCGAACACTGCTGATCAATAACAATTTCAAAAACCCACGCGCTCACTTGCCACACAGGACACGAGCCGGAGCCGCCAAAAGAGAAAAAATTATCAATGGCTTGCACGTTAGGACTGGCTTCAATACCGCTTTGAAATTCTGTTAAAGAATTGGAGAAAGTGACATCCCCTGCCCCTTCATCGAGATCAAAAAAACCATCATCAAGTTTTGGCCCACAGCGAGCAGCCCATAATTGTAAAAGCTGGTTGCACTCAACCTCGGTGGCATCGCATACGGGGGCATCATCACAACTACCACCACCGGAAACACCATCAGAAGAAACGCTTGAAGATTCGGCGCTTGTTGATGCAGCACTCGCGGCAGAGCCAGCAGAACCCGCGCTACCTGCAGAACCATTTGAGGGGGAAGATGTAGCGGTGCCAGAGCTCGCCGGAGTATTGCCACCTGAGCACCACCATTGACCATTTGAATCTTGAAATTTATTAGGGCATGGGGAATTTTCAGGAACAGGAATCCAATTGCCGTAACCTGCTACGGGTGTCCATGAAGTTGCAGCACCTGCAGACGCTGCAGAGCCGGCACTCGTGCCTGTACCAGAGCCAGAACCGCCAGAGCCACTACCGGAGCCAGAGCCAGAACCAGAGCCAGAGCCAGAGCCAGAACCATCACCACCAGAACCAGACGAACCAGAATCAGGCGAGCTTGTAGGCGGTGCAGATGTAGGCGGTGCAGAAGTGGGAGGTGCAGAAGTAGGTGTTGATGAAGTTTGCGCCGAACATGAGCCATCGTTGTTATAACCGTCAGGACAAATAGCACAAGAGCCGTTTACTTTTGGGTAACCGCTAGGGCATTGGTCGGCCGGATTAACGCATGTACCAAATACGTCACGCACTTGGGTAGGATCTTCGCAAGGAGGCGGAGGGTTGCCACCTTCATCATCATCGACACAACTATTCTGTTCAGTACCAGAACCAGTAATTATAGTATTGGAGTGCATGCCCTCGGGGCATAAACACGTAGTGGGATTTGCAGGATCATTAACGAAAGGGGACTCACAACGAGAAGTCCAACAGATAGACTTAAGAACATTATTATCAGTAGATTTGCAATACGCAAATGAAGTGGGTGATGTATAAGCTGCAATATATTGCGGGCAATTAGTATAAAAAACATTATCACCACATGACTCGGTTGAATTCGAAAAAGCGAATGCTGAATAAAGAGATAAAAGAAAAATAGAATATTTAATCATTTGTCGAAAACCCCTTAATTATTGCCGAGGCGGTAACGAGCCCGAGAATCAAAGAGAAAAATAAAATAAGCATGTTTGAATCCCTGTAATAAAAAAGCCCCTTGCGGGGCTTAGTGGTTTGCGATTAACGGAACCACGCAATAACTTTTCCGTAACCCCATTTGGCAACACCGGGCAAAATCTTAACGGCGGCAATTGCTGAAATGGCGGCAACGATAGTGGTCGCGTCGATGGCTGCAGTGATAGCGGTAAAATCCATAATTGAACTCCAAAAAATTAGCCTCGCTTGACAAAATTAATCACCGTTTGGAAAGCCCACGCGGTGAGGTAGGCAATCATGGGCGTAGTGAATCCGACCATGAAGGCTTGTTGAATCTGTTCCTCGGGAGGCGTGACGAAGATAGATTCAAGAAGAGCTTGGAAATTAGTGGCGACCCACTCACCGGAGCAAATCGGTTGCCCTTGAGCAGACGTTGTTATTTCTCCGGTGCAGTCAAGCATGATTAGCTAGCCTTTGGTTGCTGGTGAGGCTGAGAGGTTACGACTTCCAACAAAACATTGGATTCATCAAAGTTCTTTTGTTGGCCTGTATTTTTATCGAAATATTGCTTGGCTCTTACAATGCCTTGCATGTTGCAAGTTACATCGACCAAAGAACCAATTTGGCCAATCTGTGCAAGAGACTGCAGGCGATACTTTGAGGGATGGCTAAATTGATCCGAAGCCGGAACAGCAACAACGGTATAGGTTTTGCCGTTGTAAACTTCTGATTTTTCTATACGCGTTCCAATAAATTTAACTTGCATTTTTAAGCCCTCTTAGGCTGCTATTTTCAAATGATTAACTTGCGGTTTTTTGTACCAATGAGGCATCGGTAACGGTTTAACAACTACAGTATGGGAATGTTTAACATTGACTAATGAGAACTTGGTGAGATCACAAGTTAAAGCGATATCAATGCCGATTTTGCGAAGACGGGCGCGATGCATTTTCACCTGACGCTTTGAAAGATCAAAAGCGTGACCGTGCATCCATTGAATTGCGTAAAGCGTTGTAAGGTTAGCGGCGCGGGTGTTATCGCATACACCTTCACGGATTAACTTAGCGGTAATAGTTTCAAGGCTCATGGACTCCACCTGCAATTTTTGGTCTATGTTCAAAAAATCTTCATGGGTTTGACGGAAAGCATCTTCACTAAAAAGACCGTAAAAACTTAGATTATTTCTTCGTAAAAATTCTGATTTAATTTTTTGCTCAAAACGGACAACGCCGTAAAAATTACAATAATTAATTATGTTGATTAAATATTTATACTCTACTGAGTCAACGCCAAACTTACGCTTGACTTTAGGTAATGCATGCAGTGTTAATTCAAAACCTTTGATAAATAAGACGACCGCCCTTCCCTGTTTTTGTTAACCAATCAACGGTTTTTCCATTTGTATGCAAACGTGGAATTGAATTGCGATAAGGAAGCATCGAAATACCCTTAAGGTATTCATCCTCACAGCTTTGGCCGACAGCACGGTTAGTTGTCATATGAATTTCAGTAATGACGGCACCATCTGAGCAGGCAACGGAGCGCTTATCATGTAAACCCAAAAGGGTCATTGCGGATTCGGTCAAGGAATCTTTACCGGAAGTGGTGCGATGAAAAACACGAGTGCATTTGGTTAAAAGAGGCAAATCATAGGTTTTTAAAATACGGTTATAGACTGCTATGCATTGATCAATCGAGGTAAAACCGAAAAGATTTTCTAAGCGATCAATACGGCTAGGATTACCAGAAACCGATAAGCGATTGCCGCTAATACGAATTTGAATATTGGTTGAATAGCTACCCTCATGGCTTATGGTCGGACACTTGACCTGTAGCTCTTCGCCAGTCTCAGTATCAAGAACGATAAGCGCCCTATCCCCAATAAGGGGAAGACGAAAATCGAAGTCTTGATGAACTGTTAGCCAGTCTATGAACACGTAAAATCTCCGTTTTGCATGCGTGCATGCATGTTACATTACGGAAATATATATGCATGGATGCATGCATGCAAGTGTTTATGTAAACATGCATGCAACAATGGGTTGATAACCCCGATCGGCAGGAGAAAATAATGCCAGCATCATTACGATTGACGACGGAAGAGCAAGAGCAACTAAGGAAAAAGTGCATAGAAATCAATAAGTTACTAATAAAAGACGGGCGAGAACCTATAAAAGATTCAGAGCTAGCACATAAAATACTAGAAAAATCAATAAGTTACGTAAGACTAGGTGTTTCAGGGGAAATACTAATCGATGTAGATTAG